CATTACTTCAACCATTATGGAGATCTTTAGCGAATATTAAAAATCCAAAACAAGCTATTAACTGTGCTGCAGCAATGTTAGTTGCAGGGAAAGATTTACTCCTTCTAGAATTGGGAGAGGAAGTTGCGAGGCAGTACATCGATAATCTACGTTATGATACAGTTGAATTAGTTAATTCTAAAAAGAATGCACTTGAAGCAGAGATGGCTAAAATAGAAGCTCAAGCAAAAGCACCTGACAATAGTATTAAAGTTGACTTTGTTAAGAAAAAAGTATTAGAGAAAGATGAAGAGCCTACTAAATTAAAATGAGTGAATTAAATTCTTTTAAAAGTTATATCAGCTATAAAGTTCCGAGAAGAAGAATAGCTCATTTTATATTTTGTTTGTTTATAGTTATTTTTGTTGTACCAAAATACTTAATGAAAATGGAGTTTACAATGCTTCAACAATTCTTCAATGTACTATGGTTTGACATTCTTTATTATATAATGTTAAAAATTGAAGCAAATATAAAAGAAGACTAATCATGTGGAACAAAGAAAATAACTATCAGCATATACAAATTGAAAATCGTTCAATTCAAATTTTTGATAATCTGTTTACTGCAGCAGATCGTGAAAGACTTTATCACTTTTGTACGACAAGAAATTTTACTACCGATGGTAGTGATACTCCAAGACTAGAATATAAAGGAGATTTTAATCTATATTGCAATCTTCTTGCATCAAATCAATTACAAGAATCAAATTTTCTAAAACTTGCAAATATTAAATATATAACTGATTTACTTGATGGCTATGAAATTATACAAGCTAGAGTAAATTTAAGTACACTACATGATAAAAATAGATTTCACTGCGATGCAGCAGGATCTAATGATGTGCGTACTATATTGTATTATCCTAATATGAGTTGGAATATAGATTGGGGTGGTTATACAATGTTCACAAACCAAACTATAACAAAAATGGAGTACTGTTCCTTTTATATTCCAGGAAGAGTAATATTATTCGATGGCACAATCCCACACTGCATCAGTTCACCAAGTATCACAGCACCAACTTACAGATTCAGTTTCGTTATCCAATACTACAGATAATAAATCTATGTCTAGTAAATTACCACCACCAACAAATGAAATTGTGTTCGATGTAAAAGTCGATTACAATAGAGATTTTCTTTTTGACGCAGCAGGTATATTGAGAATGAAAGAGTCTTATATGAAAGATGATGAAACATCACCACAGCAAAGACTTGCTTTTGTTTCAAAAACATTCTCATCAAATAAAGAACACGCACAAAGACTATATGATTATTCATCAAAGCATTGGTTATCATATTCAACACCAATACTTTCATTTGGAAGAAGTAAAAGAGGTCTTCCTATTTCTTGTTTTTTAAATTATATAGAAGATACAGCTGAAGGATTAGTTAAAAATCTTTCAGAGACTAACTGGTTATCTATGGTTGGTGGTGGAGTTGGTATAGGATTTGGTATAAGATCGGCTGATGATAAATCAACTGGCGTAATGCCACATTTAAAAATATATGACGCATCAACATTAGCATATAGACAAGGAAGAACTAGAAGAGGATCTTATGCAGCATATCTTGATATTTCTCATCCTGATGTAATTGAATTTTTAGAAATGAGAAAGCCAACAGGAGATCAAAATGTTCGTTGTTTAAATATGCATCATGGAATTAATATAACAAACGACTTCATGGAAATTATTGAGAAGTGTATGCTAGATGAAAATGCAGATGATAAGTGGGCTTTAAAAGATCCACACACCAAAGAAATTAAAACTTACATAAGTGCTCGCGAGTTATGGCAACGCATACTCGAAATGCGTATGATGACAGGAGAACCATACTTACATTTTATTGATACATCAAATGAAAATTTACCAGTATTTCTTAAGAATAAAAATCTTAAAATAAATCAATCTAATCTTTGTTCTGAAATAGTACTTCCAACAAACATAGAAAGAACAGCAGTGTGTTGCCTTTCTTCTGTTAATTTAGAGTATTATGATGAGTGGAAAAAGAATGATTTATTTCTTTCAGATGTTGCTGAGATGTTAGATAATGTTCTTACATATTTTATATCTTCTGCTCCGATCGCAATATCAAGAGCAAAATATTCTGCTGAAAGAGAAAGAAGCATCGGAGTTGGTGCACTCGGGTTTCATGCATATCTACAAAGCAAAAATATTCCTTGGGAATCAGCATTAGCTGTAAGTTCAAATACAAGAATGTTTATGCATATTCGTAATGAGTTAGATAAAGCAAATAAGAAACTTGGCAAAGAAAGAGGTGAAGCACCAGATGCGATTGGTACAGGACAGAGATTCTCTCACGTTATGGCTATTGCACCTAATGCTTCATCCTCTATCATTATGGGAAATACATCACCAAGTATTGAACCTTTTAGAGCAAATGTTTATAGACAAGATACACTATCTGGTGCGTCTATAAATAAAAATAAGTATCTGGATAAACTAATTAAGAAGTATGTGAAAGATAATTCAAAATTAAATTATGATGAAATTTGGTCAAGTATTATAATGAATGACGGATCTGTACAACATTTAGATTTTTTAAAAGCAAATGAAAAAGAAATATTTAAAACAGCTATGGAAATAGATCAAAGATGGTTAATAGAACATGCAGCAATACGTCAAGAGTTTATAGATCAAGCACAATCTGTTAATTTATTCTTTAGACCAGATACTGATGTAAAATATTTACATGCTGTTCATTTTATGGCTTGGAAAAAAGGATTGAAAACACTTTATTATTGTCGTAGTGAAAAGATTGGTAAAGCTGATAAAGTGGCTAAAAAAATAGAACGAAGAATAATAGACGAAATTAAAATGAAAGATTTAACAAAAGAGGATACATGTCTAGCGTGCGAGGGATAAGAATCCTTATTATATCAGTATTATTGTTAGCATTAACTGGTTGTGGAATTGCAGTATTTAAAAATCTATTACCATCAAGATATGATGATAATGAAATGTTAATGATTTCTAATTTAAGATATGATGTAAGACAAGTACAGTGTAAAGGAGATAAATCTGCCGAATCTATCAATAAAATTTGGGAGGGAAAAGAAAAGCTTTATTACTATTCATCAGCAAAGGGTAGTGAAGATGTTTTATCTATGGTAAGACCATTTTCTGATTCAATGAAAGGGCTTTATGAGCAATCTCGTTCAGGTAAATTAAAAGAACTTTATTGCATAGAGAAGGTTATAAATTTAACAAAGCAAGTTGATATTATTGCTGATGCACTTGCATCAAGGAACAAATAATGACTATTGAAACAATATTAAAAGAGATACAAGAATTAACACTTTGTGAAGATGCTTGGATAAGAGAAAGAGCAGAAAAGGTTTTAAGATATCAACAACAATATGATTCAGGACAGCTTACATTAGCAGAGTATTCAGATTTAATAACTGATATCTCTCGTATAGAATTAATACAAGAGAATGCGAATGTAATAAAATTTAAAGCAGCAACAGAGAAATTAATAACTACATTAATATCACTGTTATTATAAAGAATGTTTATTTTTGCAGAAGTAGATAATTGGTTGAGTGACGAACAACGACTTAATATAAAAAGTCGTGTAGAAGGACAAAGACATAATTGGAAACATATAAAAGATTTTCCTTTAGCAAAGTCTCAAAAACTACTTGCATCACAAAATCCAGATCTATATAAGTCTGCGGAGAATCAATATTTTCTTGGCGATGCAACTTATGTATTAGAAAGACTGAACCAAAGAAATTTAGAAATGACTGAAATATTAAATTACAGATTTTCAGATTTATATTCTCTTATACTAAAAACATTAAATAAGATTACAGGATTGCCTACTTCTTATTTGGATGATTATCCACGTCCAGGATTTCATATCTTTAGAGGGAAACAAACACCACACCCTTTTGAGTGGCACATAGATACTACAATTTGTCGTTATGATACAAACTTTAAACCAGAAGAGTGTTATTCTTTTTTAAGTTTAATTGAATCACCGATTAGTGATCCTGCAGGTTTGGAATATAAAGATACTGATAATTTTGATGAAATAAATGAAGTACAAACTAAAATAAAATTATATGAACCAAATAAATTTTATTATTGGAAAGGTGACCATTATCATCGCATGAAACGATTTGGAATGAATGATGGTGAATCAAGAATTACATTACAAGGACATTATGTAATTTCTAAAAACGGAACTTATATATATTGGTAATATGCCTCGACTATTTGCATTTGATGAAATACCTAATTTCTTTTCAGAGGGTGAACGCAATCAAATAGCACGTAAAGTTTTAGAATTAAAACCATATTGGAAAAAATTACATAATTATAATGTTTATAAAACTAGTATAGATTTAAAATCAGAATATAGTAAAAATCAATATTTACTTGGTGATAGTATATATCCACTAAAACCAAATGATTTATCTGAATTAAATAAAGAAGTGCAGGGAATACTTCTAAGAGAATTCCACGAATTAATATATAAGAAGCTATTTCAAGAACTTCCTAAATGGTTTGATGAGATGGGTGGTATTGAATTTTATCCTGAATTACCAATTCCTGGATTTCATATATTTGAGGGAAAACAAACAGCACAACCATTTGGTTGGCATACTGATACAACATTAGCACTTTGGAATAAAGATATTAATCCTAAAAAATTATATTCTTTTCTATCACCTATAATGATGCCACAACAAGGTGCACATCTAGAATGGTTAATGCCTTCAGGTAGAGAATCTAAAATTCCTTATGAATATGGTACTCTTCATTTTTGGAATGGTTTAGAAAAACATAGAATAGGAAGACACGAATTAAATAACTTTGAGAAACGAATTACTTTACAAGGACACTTATATATAACAAGTGACCGCAAAATACAATTATTTTTTTAACTTAACACACAGAGGAACATGAACGTGCCAAAACAACAAGAACTTTCTTTAACAAAAGAAAGAAACTATTTTAAACCATTTAATTATCCATGGGCTTATGAAGCATGGCTTAAACACGAACAATCACATTGGTTGCATACTGAAGTACCAATGTCAGAAGACGTAAAAGATTGGAAAAATAAATTAACACCACCACAAAAACATTTCTTAACTAACATCTTCAGATTTTTTACACAAGGAGATATAGATGTAGCAGGTGGTTATGTTATGAATTATCTTCCATACTTCCCACAACCTGAAGTAAGAATGATGATGTGTGGATTCGCAGCACGTGAAGCATTACATATAGCAGCATATTCTCATTTAATTGAAACATTAGGTTTACCAGAAACAACTTATAATGAATTTAATAATTATAAAGAAATGGCAGCAAAACATAATTACTTTGTAGATTTAGCATCTAAGACTACAAATAAAACTAGTATTGCTACAAGCATAGCAGCATTCTCAGCATTTACAGAGGGTATGCAGTTATTCTCATCTTTTATAATGTTATTAAACTTTCCAAGACATGGACTTATGAAAGGTATGGGTCAGATTGTCACTTGGTCAATGGTAGATGAAACACAACATTGTGAAGCAATGATAAGAGTGTTTAGAACTTACATCGAAGAGAATAACGAAATATGGAATGATTCTCTTAAAAAGAAAATATATGACATTGCTGAAAAGATGGTAGAGTTAGAAGATAACTTTATTGATCTTGCTTTCTCTATGGGCGATATGCAGAATTTAAAGAAAGAAGAAGTCAAAGAGTATATTCGATATATATGCGATAGACGACTTATCTCTATGGGCTTAAAAGGTATTAACAAAAGAAAAACTAATCCACTTCCTTGGGTAGAGGAAATGATGAATGCTCCAATTCATGGAAACTTCTTTGAAAATCGTATTACAGATTATGCAAAAGGTGCTGTGAAAGGTAATTGGGGTGATGTTTGGGGAAATACAAAGTAAATGTCTAAGACCAAAACAGTAAAATTTAATTGTTCTTCTTGTGAAATGGAAGGAAAAATAAATTTTGTCACACAAGATGATACTATAACAGAAGAGGATGTAGCATATTGTCCATTCTGTGCTCATGACATTCAAGAGAATGATTTTGACGGAGAAGTAGAAAATGAGGAATTAGAAGACGAATAAATAAACGTATGACAGATTGGTTATACGAAGAAAAAGTATTTACAGATTCAAAAAAGTATTATGGGTTTATCTATGAAATTACAAATAATACTACTTCACAAAAATATATAGGTCGAAAATATTTCACATCAGCAAAAACAAAACAACCACTTAAAGGACGAGTAAATAAAAGACGTTCAAGAGTCGAAAGTGACTGGAAGGAATATTGGGGATCTTCTTCTAACCTATTATTAGATATAGAAAAGCTAGGTAAGAATAATTTTACACGTAAAATAATAAGATTGTGTAAAACAAGAGGAGAAGTGAATTACTGGGAAGCTAAAATATTATTTGAAAGAGATGTTTTAAACGCAAAACTTCTAGATGGTCGTAATGAATATTATAATGAAAACATTATGATGAAATTTACAAGAAAAAATATAGGAGAATAAATGTTAAAATATTTTTCGTTAAGAACATTACTTTTATTTAATGCTTTGTTCTTATCAGGTATCGCAGCATTCTATGCTGTGACAGGATTAATTGCTATTTTCGCAACAGCAGTAATACCAATTGCTATTATGGGTGTAGCACTCGAAAGTGCAAAACTTGTAATTGCATCTTGGTTATACAGGCGATGGAATGATATAACTAAATTAATGAGATATTATTTCAGTATTTCATTAATTGTTTTAATGTTATTAACAAGTATGGGAATATTTGGGTTTTTAAGCAAAGCCCATTTAGATCAAGCAGTTCCTACTGGTGAAGTTGCTTCACAAGTTTATATACTTGACGATAAAATTAAATATCAACGAAGCATAGTTGACAGAAATCAAAAAGCAATTAAACAATTAGATGATTTAGTAGAGCAATCAATTGGAAGAACTACTGATGAAAAAGGTATAGATAAAGCTACAACTTTACGAAGACAACAAGAGGGACAAAGAAATAGATTAGTTGGTGAAATTGAAAGAGCTCAAAATCAAATTAACGCATTAACAAATCAAAGAGCACCCATTGCTAGTCAATTAAGAAAAATTGAAGCAGAAGTCGGACCAATTAAATATATCGCTGCATTAATTTATGGTGATAAGATAGATGAAACTATATTAGAAAAAGCAGTAAGATTTGTAATTATTACAATTGTATTTGTATTTGATCCATTAGCTGTAATGATGTTAGTTGCTTGGAACAGAGAAATAATTTTTGCGAGTCGTTTACCACAGTCACCAGTGACAACGAATCCAGTTCCACCAGTAGCACCAGCAGTAAATGTATTACAAGATATTACAACAGCACTTCGTAAAAAGCTACAAGTAATGAGTACAAAATATACAGAAAAGAAAAAAGCACAAAGAAATGCTTTAGTTGAAGAGCCAAAAGCAGATATAAATACTAGTAAGGAAATTAAACCAACAGCATTTTATGAGTTGGATAAAACTGATATATATGAAACAGTTGAAAAACCAACTGATTCAAGACCAGTAAAATTTGAGGATAAATAAAAAATGGATGAAAAGACTTTAAGAGGAATGTGGCGACCAATGATGGCTTGGTTGTATATACTTATTTGTTTTTGTGACTTTGTTGTATTTCCAATCTTATGGAATATGGCACAAGTATCATTTCTTAAAACAATTGTGATTACAGGATGGACTCCTTTAACACTACAAGGTGGTGGACTATTTCATATTTCTATGGGTGCTATACTTGGTGTGACTGCATATGGGAGAACACAAGAAAAAATAAATGGACATACAACAGTTCCATCAACGATGGCATCAGCAATGCCACCAAAACCTATTATGCCAATAAAAGATTAGTATGTATAAAAAAGAATCAACAGCAAAAAAGAAAAAGTATAATTCTCCTGAAGATTTTATTAAATATCTTGAAGAAACTTTAAATCAAAAAAGAAAAGAGTTCAAGTACAATAATCAAAATACAATAAACAAAATAAAGTGAGATAATTATGGCTAAGAAGTTAAGTAGTTATGGTGGAACAATTAAAAAAGAAACATCAGTAAAAAAGAAAACATCAATCGGAGATGGCTTACATAGTAAATGTATGATGAATAAACATAAACGAAGAAGCTATAAGAAATATCGTGGGCAAGGTAGAATCTAAAAAGAAAGAGAAGAAGTGTTGTGGTAATTGCGGACATGCAACCCATAAGAAACCACTTAAAAAGAAAGTAATGGGTGGTGATAATAAACTTATTACAATAGAAATTTGCAAATCAACTTCTTAAAGAAAAGAGAGATATGGCAACAATAGTTAATAATTCAAAAAAATACGGAGAAGGACATCAATTAATTTTAAAAGATAAAGATAAATTGCCTAGTTCAATGGTTGCTAAATTTAGACAAATGGGTTATGAACCAGGAAAATCTATTTTTAAAATTACTTTAAAGAAAACACCTAACCCTAGCAAATTTTTTAAAGTAGCAGAAGGAAATAAAAGTATATTGTTGTTTGATAAAAACAATAAAAAAATTATTTTAGAAGGTTCTGAAAGTGGTATCAATGGTATTTTCAATCATTATTCAGCTAAAGGTTCAAAGTCTGCTACTACTAAATTAACAGAACTCAAAGAATTAATTTCAATACACGTATTTGAACAATTTTTAAAATTTGATAAAAAAATAGATTTTGAGTTTGTAGATAAACTATTACCTGCAAATTTAAGAGAATATAATAAAAAAGAATTTGTAGATGGTGCACATAAACAATTAAGTCTTTGGTTGTCTAAAGAAAAAGGAAGATTTAAAGGTAAATATCATTATGAGAGACAAATGGATAATTTAACTAGAGGCATGTATAATAAAGTCACAAAGTTGACAGGTTTAAGAAAAGATAACTGGAATCCTGGAGATATGTGGTTAATAAAAAATGGTTTTAAGATGGACAAATACGAAAAAAGTGATGATATAAATGAAATTAATAAAATGTTAATTGAAGATTATAACAAACAAAATCTTGTAGGAATATCATTAAAACAAATTAATCCAAACCAAAAAGGTCAAATTGATTACATTAATTTATCGAAAACAAAAAAGAAAGAGATTGATTTAGATTTTAACTTTTTTGAATGTGATTTCACAGTAGATACATTTAAAAATGCTATTATCTATTCAAAGAGTGGGTTTGGAGTTCGTATGGGGTTTAAAGCTTCAACAAATGATTATGGTGTTTATTTAGAGGGTCGTTTTAGAGGAGCAGGTTCGCAAGTTGGTGGTATGGATGCTAAAAAAATACCTGAAGAAATACTAAAACGTTATAATTATGTTTTAAGAAAAGGTGGGACTCCTGATTTAAAAAAAGAAGAACCTTTGGCTTTGGAAGAAATGAAAAAAATTTATGAAAGACACCCTGCAATAAAAATAGCTGAAGAAAAGTATGGCATACGTAATTACAAAGATCTTGTAAGTAAATATAAAATAGCTCCTAACTTTCAAAAAGGTCGTTTTTGTCGTATAGTTTCGTTTATGTACCCTTACCTAGAATTAGCTTTTGCAAAAGGTGGTGAAAAAGAATTTAAAGATTTAATGAATTGGAGTTTTCATCTTTCTAAAAAAGAAACTTCCTTTGGCGGATTTTATATATTCTTAGGTCCTTAAACAATA